GCTGGCAGCCAGTCGTTCTATTGGACGCCGCCATTGGGAAGACAGGGTCGGTTCAAGGCTGGCCAGTATCAGCCTACTGACCACGGCGGCGGCATCTTTACCATAAGTGTCACATTTGAGGAGTCGTTCCAGCCATGATTACAGCCGATATTCAAGCACTGGAGCCAAGCGCAAAAGTGGAGCTATTCGAGCTTGATGCTACGGCTATCAAGGGCGATATTCTACGGTTCCATGGTTATACCCAGGCTGGCGCAATATGGTGGCAGGGAAACGAGTATTCGCCTTGGCCTATCAAAGCAGATGGCTTTGCCAAGTCTGGTGAGGGACAACAGCCGTCCCCTACGCTGTCCGTCGGTAATATTGATGGATCCATTTCTGCCTTGTGCATTTACTTGGACGATCTGGTTGGCGCTCGCCTAGTACGACACACAACCCTCGGCAAATACCTGGATGCAGTAAATTTCGCAGACGGGAATTCGCAAGCCGATCCAGGCGAGGAATTTCCGCTGGATATCTGGTTTATCGAGCAAAAGACTAGCGAGACCAATGACGAGGTCGATTTCGAGCTTTCCAGTGCCCTGGATTTCAATGAGGTGCAATTGCCGGGTCGTCAAATTATTGCAAACGTCTGCACGTGGCTAACGAAGGGCGGATATCGCGGGCCATATTGTGGCTATACCGGCGCTGCAATGTTTGATAGAGACGGCAATCCGGTCAGCGATCCTGCGTTGGATCGTTGTAGCGGTCAACTGTCCACTGGATGCAAGCCACGTTTTGGTGAGTATCAGGTGTTGAATTTTGGTAGCTTTCCCGCTGCAGACTTGATTCGGAACTAATATGAATTTGCAGACGATTCAGGCGATCAATGCCCACGCGGAAAGTGAATATCCGCGTGAATGTTGCGGACTGGTGGTCGTGGTGAAAGGTCGCGAGAAATATATCTCGTGCCGAAACACTGCGGTGGGAACAGAGCATTTCATTTTACCGGCGGAAGACTATGCGGCCGCGGAGACACTCGGAGAGATAACCGCTGTCGTGCATTCCCATCCAGATGCACCGGCGACACCGAGCCAGGCAGACCAGGTCGCTTGCGAAGCGACTGGTCTCGCTTGGCACATTGTTCGCGTCGACCAGGTCGGTGGTGTGCCGGAGGCGGGTGAATTGGTGACGCTCGAGCCATGCGGATACGTCGCTCCACTGGTTGGTCGGGTTTTCTCGCATGGCGTTCTGGACTGCTACCAGCTGATTGTGGATTGGTACAAACAAGAGCGAAACGTCGCGCTGATGCAGTTTTCCCGGGCCGACGATTGGTGGAACGATGGCCAAAGCGATTTATATATGGCGGGCTATCAACAGGCAGGATTCGTGTGCATTAAGGACGGCGAACAGCCGGAGGTGGGCGACGTCATCCTCATGCAGATTCGAAGCAACAATGGCGTACCGAACCACGCCGGAATCTATATCGGTGATGGACTGATGTTGCACCATCTTTACGGACGCCTCTCGTCGCGTGACGTGTACGGAGGGTACTTTCAAGAGGTTACAAGGAAGATTTTGCGATATATGGGGTAACGCTGTTGTATTATTTGACAAAATTACCTACAGGGGGAGTGATGAAGAAAGCGGTTATGGCAGTTGTTTTGGTGCTGGGATTGACGGGCTGCGTAACTACTCCAACCCCAGCTGGAAAAGCGATACCTGCTCCCGCCGACAGAGTATATTTGCATCAACAGAAACCTGCCGGCGAATTTGGCACGTTGGTTGTCACACGCGATACCGGCTATGCTGGAAGTTTTTGTTTTGTGGGAGTCTACGTAGGCGGTCAACTCGCCGCAAAGCTCAACCCAGGCGAGACAACCACGTTTCTGCTTCCAAAAGGTGAGGTGATCATTGGTGTAGGTGGCGCTGGCGGTGCCGGCACATGTGGACTTGAAAATGGTTTTAGGCGCGAATCTGCCGCTATCGTCAATTCGGGCGAAATTAAGAAATATAGGATTGTAATTCGACCGGGAGATGGGGCGGCAATCGAACCAACAACTTTGTAAGTTATCTATGCCCGCGAAATGCGGGCTTTTTTTTGAGCCGACTTTATGTCGGCTTTTCTATTTTGAGAGGCGTATGGAAACTGTGCGGACAATCCGGTTGTACGGAAAACTAGGTGCTCAGTTCGGGCGCGTACATCGGCTGGCGGTCGATAGCGCGGCCGAAGCAATTCATGCGCTGTGCATCCTGCTACCTGGTTTTGAGCGTGATTTGATGACGGGCAAAGACCGTGGCATTACTTACGCGGTGTTTCTTGGCAACCGAAATATTGACCGGGATCAGTTGAATCACCCGCCTGGGCCCGACGACATTCGGATTGCGCCGATTCTGCGCGGTAGTAAGCAGGGAGGTATTTTACAAACTATTGTTGGCGCCTTTCTGGTCATAGTTGGAGCGATTATCACGGGCGGCACTTTTGGTGCTGGTTCCCCATTTGGATCCGCGTTGATCATGATGGGCGGCTCGATGATGTTAGGTGGCGTAATGCAAATGCTTTCTCCGCAACCGAAGGGGCAATCTGCGAAGGATGGCCCAAACAACGGCGCTTCGTACAATTTTAACGGGGCGGTCAATACAAGTGCGCAGGGCAATCCTGTGCCAAAGGGTTACGGCCGGATGATAGTCGGCTCGGCCGTCGTGTCGGCAGGGATCTACGCAAAGGATCAACTTTGATGAACGCATCTGATATTCGTGGCTTTGGCGGAGGGAAGGGGGGCGGTGGCGGTAGTTCGCCAACGGAAACGCCGGACAATCTGCACAGCACCGCATTTGCAAAAGTGTTGGACCTCATCAACGATGGCGAGGTGCGCGGGCCGGTAAACGGTCTTCAGTCGGTGTTTTTTAATGAGACCCCACTTCAAAATCCTGATGGTTCGATGAACTTCAGTGGTGTGACAATTGATTTTCGCTCGGGAACGCAATTTCAGGACTACATTGCGGGTTTCCCTAGTGTTGAAAATGAGCTTGCAATTGGAGTCGAGCTGAAATCGGTGCAGCCATGGGTCCGCGCAATCAACAACCTTCAGTTGTCAGCGGTCCGTGTCCGCATCGCTGTATCGGCCTTGAGCAAGGCGGACACGAGCAACGGGAATATAAACGGCTACCGAATCGAATATGCAATTGACGTTTCGACAGATAATGGTGCCTTCCAGCAAGTCCTGGCGACGGCGTTCGACGGAAAGACGACGTCGAAATATGAGCGTAGCCACCGTGTCGAATTGCCGCCGGCGGCTGTAGGGTGGAGCGTGCGCGTACGACGCATTACGCCCAACGCCAACAGTTCCGCGATTGCCGACACGACCAGCATTGCGTCGATTACCGAGGTGATCGACGCCAAACTGCGGTACCCGATGTCGGCGTTGGTTGGCGTGCAGGTAGACGCGTCGCAATTTCAGAACGTCCCGACACGTGCGTACGACATGTATCTGAGCATTGTTCGCGTGCCGAGCAATTACGACCCTTATACTCGGATATACACCGGCGTGTGGGACGGTACATTCAAGCCAGCGTGGACTGATAATCCTGCGTGGGTGTTTTACGATATGGTTTTGAACGATCGATATGGTCTAGGAGATCGCCTCAACGCTAGTCAAATCAGCAAGTGGTCTCTCTATCAGATCGCACAGTATTGCGACGTGCTGGTGCCGGACGGCCGGGGCGGCCAGGAGCCAAGGTTTACATGCAATTTGTATTTGCAGACTCGTGCGGCGGCGTACAAAGTGTTGCAGGACATGGCGTCGATTTTTCGAGGTATCGCATATTGGTCCAGTGGAAGTATTGTCGCGTCGGCCGATATGCCAACCGATCCGGTCTATGTCTACACTGCGGCAAACGTGATCGACGGGAAGTTTCAACGTGTCGGTAGCCGTCGGAAGACGCGCTATACCGTAGCACTCGTAAGTTGGAACGACCCTGCTGATTTTTATCGTGCGAAGGTCGAATACGTGCCCGACGACGATGGCATCGAACGATACGGTGTGCAGCAAGTTGAAATGACGGCCTTTGGCTGTACATCTCAGGCGCAGGCCCAGCGCGCAGGGAAATGGGCATTGCTGACCTCTCGTCTCGAAACTGGCACCATCACGTTTTCGGTCGGCTTGGATGGGGCTGTGGCAGCACCTGGTCAGATTGTGCGTGTATCGGATCCGCATCGGATGGGGCGTCGAAATGCCGGGCGCATTCGCGCGGCGGCTGGACGAGTAGTCACGCTCGATAAGGCGCCGGTAGTGGCAGTTGGGGATAAGTTGACTGTCATACTTCCAACTGCCGTGTCCGAAACGCGCATAGTCCAGTCGATAGTTGGCGACGATGTCACAGTGACCGCGGCCTGGTCAGTTCTGCCGGCGCCGGAGTCCGTTTGGGCCGTCGATAGCGTCGACCTGGTAGCGCCTACATACAAAATCATGTCGGTTGTTGAGAAGGATGGCTTGATCTTCGAAATTACGGCGACTCAACATGAGCCTGGGAAGTTTGCATACATCGACAACGGCACGCGTATCGAGACCCGGCCAGAGACTGTGATTCCACCGTCGGTTCAGCCACCGCCGGCGAACGTTCAGGTATTGACGCATGAGGTTGTGAACCAAGGGCTGTCCACCACGGTAATGACAATAGCTTGGGAGGCAGCTGCGCATGCTGTAGCTTACTTCCCGGAGTGGCGCAAAGATGACGGCAATTGGATCGCGATGCCGCGGACGGGCCAGACTTCTGCTGAGGTGCAAGGTATCTACGCTGGGCGCTATACGGCAAGGGTGAGGGCTGTCAATCCGTTGGAAGTTCGATCCGTCCCTGCATACTCGGTTGAAACGGTCCTAACGGGAAAAACTACCCCGCCGCCGCAAGTGACCTCATTGATCACCACTGCGCTGGTTTTCGGTATTGGTGTGAGTTGGGGCTTCCCGGCACAAGGGGCTTCGGATACCCAACGAACCGAAATTTGGTACAGCCGCACGCCGGATCGCGGCGATGCAATTAAGCTGGCTGACTACGCATATCCGCAAAATTCCACGACGTTAATGGGATTGGCTGCCGGCACGTCCCTTTTCTTCTGGGCCAAACTGGTCGACCGATCAGGTAACGAAGGGGAGTTTTATCCTGCAGGCGTTGGAGTCAACGGGCAATCCAGTAGTGATCCGACCGAGTATGAAAAGTATTTTCTTGGCCAGATCAACGAGAGTGCAATGGGCCAGGCGCTGCAGGCGAAGATCGAGATGATCGGTGACTTACGCGACGAGCTCGATAAGTACCCGGACGGCGCCGACGTTTGGAAGGCAATCGTTTCTCAGCAAAATGCTGCAGAGAATCTGGACGCGATCGCTGCGACACAGATTATTGCCTCGATTGGCGCCGATTCAGCCACTTCTATCGTTCGTACCGTGCTCGGCGCGAAGGTAGCAACCAACGAGGCCAAGATCCAGGAAGTAGCAACGACCACTGCCGATGCCTTGGGAGCAATGGCAAGCCATATCACGACGGTCGAGGCGACAGCTGGGCAGGCACAAGCTGCGGCACAGCAGTCGCTGTCCGCCATAGCGAACACAGACGGCAAGCTGTCGGCGATGTACAGCGTGAAGTTGCAGGTACATTCGCCAACTGGCGCCACCTATGCCGCGGGTTTTGGCCTTGGTATAGACAACGATAGCGGCTCGTTCCAGTCGCAGTTTGTGGTGGCCGCCGATCGTTTCGCAGTGTTGGACGTGAATGGCACGGTGAAGTTAGCGCCGTTTGTGGTGCAGGGTGGCCAAGTATTTATAAGCCAGGCATTGATCGGCACTGGGTGGATCACGAATGCAATGATCGGAAGCACTATTCAATCAACCGCTGTGAATAGTGCAACAGGTCAGCCGGTTTGGATTCTCGATAAGGGAGGCCTATTTCAGATGAATGGCAGCGGAAGTTGGGGTCGGCTAACGATGGATTCACAAGCGATACGGGTGTTTGACGATGGCAATGTCAAGCGGGTTCAACTCGGAAATCTGAGCGTCTGATGGCAAATTACGGATTGCGATGCTGGGATGCAGCCGGTAACTTGACGATAGACATAAGCGACAGGCTGGGGCGGATTCTCGGTGTCCTCACAACGGGTGGCGTCGATGGTTCAGTATCAAACAACGGCTTCCTTCAAGGGACGCCGTTTTTTGTTGTTACGGCCCTTGGCAATATTGGTTCCGCGGCAAATTTGCCAACGTCGGTTACGGTCAGCGGAAATACCATGACCTGGCAATATCAATCAGTTGTCCCGGCAGATTGCATCATTCACTATGGGGTCTTTTAAATGTCAGATTTTGGTCTGCAGGTTGTTGGCAGTCACGGTGTAATTCAAATTGACCAGAACTATTTCAATCTCCAATTTAAGCAATCTGGCTCAGTTGGGACGTCGGGCGTTGGCAATAGCTACGTGGAATTCTCGGTTTCCGCGACCAACCCGCTGATAGTTTTAAAGAGCGCGGATGCCGTGGCGACAATCATAGCGACAACCCGCAATGGAAATACCTACACGTATCGCATAGCGGCCGCAACAGCTACGACGGTGTATTGGTACCTATTCGATTCATCGGTACCTACGCCGTCAAATGGTTATGGCCTGCGTGTCTTTAACTCCGCAGGACAACTAACGTTCGATTCGGGGTCTCGGGCGCTCAAAATCAATACCCTGTTTTCTAACGTTAGCGTGGGTTCTGGCACGACAGGTGGAAAGATCGCCGACCTGCCGGCCGGAAATTGGGGAACGATCCTAACGCGACCGAGGGTCACAGGAACGCCCGGCGCCAAGCCGATTTTGTCGCAAATGGCTGCCAGGGTAACGTCGACCGAACTGTTTGTTTTTGCCACCTCGTTTGCTTATGCGTCGGGAACGTCGGCAGTCTACAACGGCCAATGCGATTTATTGCTGGTTGATCTTACTGGTATTGCGTAGTCAACGATCCGTAGCAAGTCAGAGCGCTCACAAACTGTATAGCCACTTCATTGTGGTTTTTTTTCGTCTAAAGGACTTATATGAGCTGGTACAAAACTGGCAAGATTGCCGTGATGAACGGTAGCAAGGAAATCACAGGGACCGGGACCGATTTTGTAAACAACGTC